GCCGTATAAGCAGATGCACCAGTAATCTTGTTAAAATCAGTACGAACGGTTTTGCCGTTAGTAGTTATCTCGTTTATTAAGTCATCTATTGAATTGAAGCCCATAATTTATCCCCATACAAAAATAAACTCACCTAATACTGGCGCTATTGCACTTTGAACAAAATCATACGAATAAATAGTCAGTCCTGTTCCGACAAGAATCTCTGGCATTTTAATACTTGTTTCAGTAATAAATCTTTTTTCAGAAACCACATTAGGGAATACTGGTAGCACCGCTAAAGGCTTTACTAAAGCCATGTAAGCTAATCCACCAATGCCTTGATTAAGTTGAATACTTATAATGTTTCTAATTCCAGTATCGCCAGGTGCAAGGCTAACAAAAAAAGAACGAGCATTTGCTGATACAGAGGTACTAGCAGAAGCTAAACTGTGCGATATAGTTTCGTTAATTAGTGCTGTCGAAATGGTTGAGGTATTGCCGTCTTGATTTGTGTAAACAATAGTTGCGCTGGTATTTGCTGCATTAGTTGATAATGAAGCAAAAATTGCCATTCTAACTCCTTCCCCATCAGTGTAGCGAGGTAGAGTCAAAGTGTTATCCATCTCTTGCAAATCGGTAGAATCGCAATCTACAACAGGATAAAAACCTAAAGTATCAACCAGCATAAAATTACCGCCAGAACCGGCAATAGTTTTTGAATGTCTCATGTTCCAAGAAAGCAAATACTTTTGTTGCCCTGACAATGGATTAGGGCCAGTAAAAATATACTTGTTGTTTGTATTTACTACAGGGGTAAATGTTAAAGGACTTGCAGCATAAGAGTTGTAAATCGGAGTTCCAGAGGCCCAAGATAAATCAGTAAAAGCTCCTGCCGTTGTCGTTGACGCCGCCTTATAATAGTGCTGTGACCAGACCTGGCCGTTATCAATGGCAGTAGTAACGTCTGCTATGCTACTGAAGCCCATCGAAAGTTTCCTCTATCATTTTTTCTATTGCGGCACCTGACCAAGCTATTGCGCCATGTGGATGGTCTGAGCATGGCACGATTTCATCATCAACCATGTCCAGAACCTTACCACAATGAGCGCAATAGTGCTCCATATTAATCTACTGTAGCTGTTAAAGCCCCAGCAGCAAACTGCGGTTGAATACCGTTAGAGATAGACAAGGTAGATGTAAGCGCCCCTTTTAATAGCAAATTGCCGTTACCTGACAAGTCAGTGCCTATACCAAAATGAGTTACTGTTGCGGAACCTCCAGTTGCCTGTGGAAACTGAACAAGTGCCGTATTTGATACGGTACTAACGCTTCTGGTCCAACCACCAGCAGTTCTAGCAACAGCAACACGAGCATAGCTAGTGTAGGCCGCCTCGTTAGTTGACTGGTTGCCAGCCTCTCCTGGATCCGCAGTATGAAGCGAAATGTAGAAACTTCCAGCCGTAGCGGAGTTCTGCAATCCAGCAGCATCACCAATGTTAGCCCAATCTGTATTTAAAAACAGCAAATCAAGTAATGCTGCTTCTGCTGCGTTAGTCATCGACATAGTTTAGTCCTCATCAATGTTATCAATAGACAAAGTTGTGTTTCCAAGAGCATCAGTTCCAATCGTACCTAACTTCTTACTAGCTTTTGGAATGATGTTATTGATTACTATAGGCTGCTGTTTCATAGCACCAGACTCTGCTGCTGCGTTTTTAGTATTTATGGTTTCCATCTGCATTCTCATACGCTCGAGCTGACTTTCTGAAGCGAGTCTGCGCTCTTCCATGAGCTTCTCGCTCTCAGAAAGACGAATCCTCATTTGCTCTAGCTCTAGCTTTTGAATGTCAAGAATACCAGCCATGCGATTAGCTTCCTGAGTGATTGCCTGCTTAGCCTGCTCTCCCTCGCTTGCTGCCTGAATCTTTAGCATATCCACTTGGACAGCGTTAGCCTTAACCTGAACCTCTTGCTGCTTAATGGCTAGCTCTTGCTGCGCTAGGTACTCCTCAAACTGCTGCTTCTGAAGCATTAGTTGAGACTCTAGCTGGTGACGCTGTAGTTTTACCTGCTGCTCTTGATAAGCGAGCATATTCTTTTCATGAGCGTCCTGCATTTGCATCTGAGTAGCCTGAATACGAGCTTGAGACTCCATCTGTGCGATTTGCATTCTTGCTTGCATTTCGAGTGTGGTTGGATCAGGCGGAGGTGGCTGCTTCGCTGCTTCTTCTTTAGCCTTAGCAACCTCTCCAATCTGCGATAGCGCCTTAGTGAATAGACCATCGACCTCCTTTCCGCCCTTGAAGCGTTTAATCACGTTTTGGAATAGCTCAATCGAAAAGCCTAGCAACGGAGGATACTGCTCAATGAGAGAGCGCATCTGATTAAAGAACTCTCCAGCACTACTCATTAACTGAGCGCCTTCCTGCTGCTCTTGAGCCTGGTCTATAGCCACCATCGAGTCGGAAGCTATCTGAATACGGTAGCAACGCCTATCCTCGTTCTTCAGCAGGTCCATAATCTGCTGCGTCATCTGCTGCGTCTGTTCAGCAATCCACATAGCCGGATCTGGAGCCGGTGGAGGAGGAGGAGCCATCTCAGGTGGCATGCCTTCTGGCAAAGGCGGAGCCTCTGGAGGAGGTGGAGGAGGCGGAAGAACGCTCTCGATTAGCCTGTTTAGGTCCGCAACCTCAGCGATGTACTCAGGCGAGAACTGACTGGCTATAATCTGACCAAGCTTATCAATGCCGTCTGACATGAACTTGGCGAACATGTTTTGTCTAACTACAAGCCCTAAAGACGACCACTGCGCCTCAAGTCTGTTGGCTGTCGCCGACTTGTACTGCTCAGAAGTGCCACGAAGTAAATCTGACACTTTTAAGGTTTCGTACAACTGCTGAAGCGCTTGCTCCCTAGCTGTCTGTAGAACTTGTAAAGCATTTATGTATGGAGCGATCTCCACAAACTCAATAGCAGAGGCTAAACCTCCACGACTCTTGTAAGACGGCCAGTTTGTGGCCGGTATGCCCTTTAAATCGTCCGTAAAGAGCTCTGTTACCTGAGAGCCTAGTGTTGGATCGAATATAAAGTTAGTACGAATGGCGAGCGTTACAGCGGCTATACGAGTGGTTAGGCGCTCTACCTCAAGGATTTGGTCGCGAACATGAGCATAGTCAGAGACAGGGATAACGCTGTCAGGATCTGAACCTTGAGTAATAACCGAACATGGGAAGAATCCCTCGAATTCGATTGGTGGCTCTGATTTGTAGAAGATAAAGTCGTCGGAAGCGAAGTGTCCCCAGTAAACTGACTCTGACTCCTTGCACCAGATCTCCCAAACCTCTGCCTTGCCATCATACTCATCGTTTTCCTTGTTCCACGAGCGCCTCTCCTTATCCAGGACAGCGTCATAATGTAAGTCTTGTGCTATGTTTTCACCAAAGAGCTTATTAGCCTCCTCACGGTTAAGGTAAGCCCTTCTCGCTCTCCAAGTAACCTCCATCTCCGTCCTGGCATCAGAACAAAGATAGTCGTCGTACTGAACAGGCTCTAAAAGAGCGCACTCATCACTCTTCTTTGATGTCTTAATCTTAACAAGAACGATATTGCCAAGGCCAGGCTTCTGCTCGAGTATCTCGCCTTTAAACGGCTCTCCCTTGTCGTCAGTAAGATTACCGTCTGGCCCCTTAATGAGAGCTAGGTCAACCTCTTCTTCCTCAATCTCAGCCTCATAGCGAGCCCAGGATACGGCTCTACCAGTTAAAAGATAATGCGTGGCTAAAGTGTGGCCAACAAGGTCAAAAGGAAACTCAGTATCCATGTCATACTGAATGTTTCGCTCGAGAGCGATAGCGGAGAGCTCCTCAACAATACCGCCAGTTCTCTTTCTTAAGCTTACTTCCGCTTTCGGCGTAGAGGAATAGTAAGCAGGTAAGAGAGTATTGTTACAATACCACCAACAATTAAGTCGTCGTTCACTATCACTTAAAAAGCCAATATTCTTATGAGCATTAAAAACCTTAATAGACTCCTCAGCCATTTTAACGAATTCCTCAGAGCGTTTCTTTGCTCTGCTGACTTCCGACTTCCAATACCTGGAGGAGAATCTTTCTACTAGTGGTTTTATTTTACTCATAGCCTGACACGTTTCTGTTCTGCCCTAATTCGAGCGATAAATGATTGTATTCTTACCACTCCCTTATTAAAGACCTTTGGCGGTTCGTGCCAGGTGCTTTCAACAAGACGCTCCTTGCAGAGATACCTGAGGGCATCGCAGGCATGATCATCTCCCTTGCTATTTGCATCCTCAGCTCTCTTCTTGTCAATCGCTAGTGCCGGTAATGTTTCTAACAAGTACTGGCAACTGGAGGTAATATACAGCAGA